AACATTTAACACAACTTTTGAAGAATTTGAAGATACTATGCCCAGTATTTCTAAGATCAAAGGAATGTGTGAACAGTATCCTGCGTTTCAAAAAGAGTTTGAAAAATTTAGGCAAATGTATAATTTAATGAAGGATGATTATGAGGCAAATAATGAAGATGAACTTTCTTTCTAAATTAATGGACAAACTCGGCAGGCGTCGAGTAATTACAGACAGAGACGGAAAGGTTCCATACCTTATCCGTTATTATCTATTTTTAAAAGAACGCAAGAACTTTCCTTTTAACATTACACTACATAAAGTTCTTGTAAGTGATGAACCTACACTGCATGATCATCCGTGGAGTTGGGGTGCAATTATTATCAAAGGCGGGTATTGGGAACATATTCCTCTTTTTGCACAAGAAGGACATATATGCGGATCTACAAGAGTTTGGCGTGGGCCAGGTAGTATTAGATTTAGAAGTGCTGACGACTTACATTGGTTAGAACTTGCAAAGGACAAAGACGGAAATGAAATCCCGTGTACTAGTTTGTTCTTTATGGGGCGTAAACAAAAAGAATGGGGATTTGTACGTTGGGTAAAGTACGAAGGTTATAGATGGATTCATAATGAAGAATATCTTGCACAAGGAGCAAAAAGCAAATGATTAAAAAGAAATTCTATAGTTGGCAAGACATAGAACGTATGTGTGTTAGTATTGTAAATCAAATGTACATGGACAACTGGCGTCCAGATTATATTGTTGGTATCACACGTGGTGGTAATGTACCTGCAACTATTATTTCAAACATGACTGGTATTCGTTGTGAAGCACTCAAGGTAGCACTACGTGACGGTGATAGCCATCAAGAAAGCAACTGTTGGATGGCTGAAGACGCCTTTGGTTATCCTAATCAAGATTCAGGTGGACAAGGAAAAAATATTCTTATTGTAGACGACATAAATGATACAGGTGCTACATTCAATTGGATCAAAGAAGATTGGCAAGCAGGTTGTTTGCCTGGGCACGAAGCATGGGATCGTGTATGGGGTAACAACGTAAAGTTTGCTGTACTTACAGAAAATTTTTCAAGCAAATGTAACGATGTAACATACTATTGTGACGAAGTAAACAAAGAAGAAGAAAATGTTTGGCTTGTTTACCCGTGGGAAAATGTAGGTCAATATGCGTGATGATTTAATGGTACAACAACAAGTTGAAAACAAATGGCAACATATGGTTGGTGTTATTTGTTTAAATCAAACAAATCGTAAACAGGTCAAAGCAGTGTTACCTACACTTTTTATGGTTTGTCCTACACCAATTCACTTGCTAAATACTACCCCAGACACAATTAAACGTATTATCAAACCGTTAGGTATGGTTAATGTTCGTGAAAAACGTTTGCGCCAGATGAGTAAAGACTATTTAACTTGGGATGGTGAAGATGCTACACAACTATATGGTATTGGCAAATATGGTAGTGACAGTTATGAACTGTTTTATAAGAAAAAAGTTCCTGAAAACATAGGAGATCATGAACTTAAAAGATATGTAAAGGAAGAATTTTATGAAACCGTGGACTGACGTATTAATAGATACAAAAGACTTTACAGTATATAAAGACGGTTATCCTGTTACAGAAGGACATCTTCTTTTTGTTCCTAAAGAACAAACATGGCAGGATTTAAGTAAGTGTTTCGAAGCCGCATACAAATGGGGCTACGATTGGGTTGATCGAGGATATTGTGATGCGTTCAACATAGGACAGAATGTAGGTGAAGCGGCAGGACAAACTGTAATGTATCCACATGTTCACCTTATTCCTAGGCGCAAAGGCGATATGGAAGACCCCCGTGGCGGAATTCGTCATGTCATACCGGAAAAAGGTAACTATACAAAAGGAGAAGAAAATGGCTAAAGAATATAATAGAGACAATATGATTGAAGCAATCAAAGAACACGCAAAAGGACACATTGCTAAACACACAATGAACGTAGAAGTGTATTTGAAAAATTCAGCAGGAGTAGGTGAGCATCCAGACATTTTGGACGCAATTGAAAAAGAACTTAAAGTTATTGCAGAATATCATGATCAATTGGAAGTTCTTGAAAAGTATTTCTAATATAATGCTTGACAAAAACCTAAATATATCATATACTATAACATAATGATGAGAGACATCCTCGTCTATAACTCGGAGACAAAAATTGAGTAAAAGTGAACAAATTAAAGCCCGTCTACAAGATGCTGGTATACGCTACTGGGCGGGCGACAATATTTCTGAAGTATTACAAAAAGGTGATAAAGAAGAATTAATTGAAGAAGCTACTCTAGCATTTGAAAATGTGCTAGATAAACTTTTAATTGATAGACATAATGATCCTAACAGCATGGACACTGGTAGACGCCTAGCTAAAATGTATTTTAATGAGATAATGGCAGGGAGATATGATCCAATGCCTAATGCTACTGCTTTTCCTAATCATGTAGATGATGGTTACAAAGGCATGTTGGTAGTGCGAAGTGAAATAAAAAGCATATGTTCGCATCATCACCAACCAGTAAATGGTGTAGCATACATTGGTATCATTGCCGCAAACACACTAATAGGACTTTCTAAGTATACACGTATTGCACAATGGTGTGCTAGACGTGGTACACTACAAGAAGAACTTAATAATGTTATTGCTAATGAAATACAAAAAGCAACTGGTAGTTCTAATGTAGGCGTATACTTACAAGCGACACATGGTTGTTGTGAAAACAGAGGTATTGGTGCTCACAGTAGTTTAACACAGACAACTGTACTACGTGGTGCATTTAATGATGACATGGGTACTAAAAAAGAATTCATGGATAATATTAAATTACAACAAGAATTTGCGTGTGGGAAATAATATGAAACTTAGATATTCAGAAGCATTTTACAGTGTACAAGGTGAAGGCAAGTTTGTAGGAGTACCAAGTGTGTTCCTACGCACATTCGGTTGTAACTTTCGTTGCATGAACTTTGGTACAGATGAAAAACGTGATCGTTGGGAACAACATAAAGCAGGAAAAAAACACAATGCAGAAGTTAAATCATTGATTGATGCAGGAGTTCACGAGACAACAGAAAAATTTGAAGACTTGCCGATCATTCACACAGGATGTGATACATATGCAAGTATCTATCCGGAGTTTAAACACTTCAATAAACTAGCAGAAGTTGACGAAGTAGTTGAACATTTGCTGTCTCTTACTCCAAACGGTAAGTGGACACAAGATAATGGACAAGACATACACTTGATCATGACAGGTGGTGAGCCTTTGTTAGCGTGGCAAAAGCTCTATATCGACTTGTTCGAACATCCACGTATGCAGGACCTAAAAAATGTTACATTTGAAACAAACACTACACAAAAATTACACGAGGATTTCTTCAACTATCTTGCAGATCAAGACAGATTTGAAGTCACTTGGAGTTGTTCCCCAAAACTTTCAGTTTCAGGAGAACCTTGGGAAACTGCTATACTGCCTGATGTTGCTCGTGAGTATAGCCTTGTTGACGGTAGTGACATTTACCTTAAGTTTGTTGTCGCTAGTCAAGATGATTTTGAAGAAGTCACAAGAGCTGTGGAGGCTTACAGAACTGCCGGGGTACAATGTCCGGTATATCTTATGCCGCTTGGCGGACGTTCGGAAGAGTATAACCTCAATGTTAAAGAAGTGGCCGAAGCATGTATGGAGCGAGGTTGGCGCTTCACACCGAGACTCCACATCAGCTTATTCGGAAATGCCTGGGGAACTTGAGGAAGTTGTGGAATACAAAAACAAACAACATAAAAAGGCAATGAAGGCTCCTATTCAAAAGAACTTAGATGAAGAGCTAAGAGAGAAAGGACTAATATGAACTGGGATAAATTAAAACAAGCATTGGGCATACAGCCTAAGATCACCCAAAAACCAGTAGAAAAGACAGTAGAAGAAGAACGTAGAGCAATATTGCAACGTGAAAAAGAAGATGCTACTCGTGCAGGAAAACCTTGGGTAGGCGTACTTGACACACAAGTCAATCCAGAAAACATAAAAAATGGTTTCTTTGAACTAGATTGGAATAATCAATTTATTGAAGAGTTACTTGATGCAGGATATTCAGGTGAAACTAATGAAGATATTGTTAATGGTTGGTTTAAAACAATAGCAATGCAAATTTTGGAGGAAGACGGTCTTGACAAAGAGCGTGAAATGGGTTATATTAATGTTAAACCTATAGACAAAGATAAATCAGAGGTAAGTTAATGACCTATATACTAGTAGACACTGCAAATACATTCTTTCGTGCAAGACACGTTATCAGAGGAGACGCTGATACAAAACTTGGCATGGCTTTTCATATTACACTTAATAGTATAAAGAAGGCATGGCAGGATTTTGACGGTACCCATGTTGTGTTTTGTTTAGAAGGACGTAGTTGGCGTAAGGACTACTATGAACCATACAAGCGTAACCGACAAGAAACTCGTGACAAGATGACTGTCAAAGAGTCAGAAGAGGATAAACTGTTCTGGGAAGCGTTTGATCATTTTAAAGATTTTGTTACAGACAAGACTAATTGTACTGTGCTTCATCACCCGCAACTTGAGGCAGATGATTTAATTGCAGGTTGGGTACAAGCACACCCTAATGATAATCATGCAATTATTAGTACAGATGGTGACTTTGCACAATTAGTTGCACATAATGTACGTCAGTACAATGGTGTCACAAACACTGTAATTACACATGAAGGTTACTTTACAGACAAAGGCAAACCTGTAATTGACAAAAAAACAGGTGAACCTAAGCCTGCACCTAACCCAGAGTGGCAGTTGTTTGAGAAGTGTATGCGTGGTGATACAAGTGATAATGTATTCAGTGCATATCCTGGTGTGCGTAAGAAAGGTACAAAGAACAAAGTAGGTTTGTTAGAGGCTTTTGATGACAAAGGCACAAAAGGTTATAATTGGAATAACCTTATGTTACAACGTTGGGTAGATCACAACGGCAAAGAGCATCGTGTGCTTGAAGATTATAATCGTAATGTTGTGCTATGTGATCTAACTGCACAACCTGAAGAAATTAGAGCAACTATAAATCAAACAATTAAAAATGTAAAAGCAAAACAAATTTCGCAAGTTGGACTACGTCTAATGAAATTCTGTGCAACATGGGATTTACAACGTGTTAGTGAAAACG